GTTTACAACTATCCCAAAGGATTTGAAGATTGCTATTTTAGATCAAGTGTCTTACGATTACGAGAATAGAGGATTGGATTCAGATACAGGTATTTGTGAAAAGACTTGGAAAGCCTGTCAACGCTGGACAAGAATAAGCCCAATATTATGAGAATAGGAAGCAAAAAAGGTAATTATGTAGATGCCAATACAATGTACTCTGAAATAGGCTTATATGTGCCTACAAGTACATCAGATGGGCAAGGTGGCTATGAAACTACCTTTGTCTTACAAGAGGTTGTATTTGGTGATTTTCGCCCTCAAGAGGAAAATAGAGCCTTATTAGAAATGGAGTTGAGTTTTACTCGTTCAGCTAAGTTATTTATTAGGTATGATGTAACCATCAATAATAACTATCAAATAGAGGCTGAAGGAGAGATGTACACAATTCACTCTATTAAGGATGTAGAAAATCAGTTTAGATTTTATGAAATATTAATGTACGCATAATGGCAGGAGTATTTTTTAATGTTACTCAGTTTGATGAGACTTTGGTTAAATTAGAAAACCTAACTCAAAAACTTAAAAATGACATTATTGATGAAACAAATGCATCTGCGTTAAAGATTCAATCAGAGGCTAAAAAGAATGCACCTGCAAACTTTGGGAAATTAAGAGGTTCAATACATTTAAAGGAAGAAGGAGGAATAGATAAAAAGGTTTATATAGTTGGTTCAGATTTATTATATGCTCCTTATGTAGAGTTTGGAACGGGGGGAAAGGTTGATACTCAAGGATATAATGAGTTTGCTAATACCTTTAGAGGCAAGGCTGGTGGTACATTCCAAGAGATGTTAAAGGCATTGGTACTGTGGGTTAAAAGAAAAGGTATAGTAGGAACTTATAGCATTAAAAGTCAAAAAAGAACAGGAAGTAAAAAATTACAAAAATCACAGAATGACTCAGCAGCTTATGCAATAGCATTAAGCATATTAAGGAAAGGATTAAGACCACAACCTTATTTAATACCTGCTTATGAGATTGAGGTTTCATTATTAAAAGATAGAATTAAAAATATAATAAATGCTAAATCCTAATATAGAGATAAAGAAGTGGTTTTATACCGAATTAGTTAGTGCTACTAGCTTAGGTGTTTATGATGGTTTTGCTCCAGATGGAGTAGGCAATGAATACATTATTTTAGATGGCAGAAGTTCAAGTCAAGAACAAGGCAAAGCAGGTTATACAAATGGCATTACAATCATAGTTGACATTGTTACAAAAAATGCTAACTTTGGCTATAAACGAGCTGAAGAAATAAGCGATTTGGTATTGGCTAACATAAATTCAGATACAACAATAACTTTAAGCAACGGATTTACTTCGTCTGCTTTAAGTGTTCAAAGTGTTAGAAATTTAGATGGCTTAAACCCTTTGGATAATGTCTTTAGAACGATTATAACATATAATATAATAATAACTCAAAATTAAATAAAATGGCAGAAACAAAAGTATCAGCAAGAGATTATATCCTTTTAGCTGACATAGACGACAGCGGAACATTCAAACCTGTTGCTTGTCTTACAACTAACTCAATGACTTCAGTAGTAAACACTATTGATGCAACTTCTAAATGTGGAGATCAATATCAAGCTGGTCCTTCATTTACTCAATCATTCAAAGGTGATGGTTTTGCAATTGATGAAACAGGAAGTCCAAGTAAGGATTCTTACCAACAATTGTATGCTGCTCACGCTGCAAGAACATCTTTCAATATGAAGATGGGTAAAGCAACTCCAACCACAGGTGATATTGTGTATTCAGGTCAAGTATTTATTTCAAACTTTGATGTAAACGCTGCTGATAAAGATGATGTTAAATTTACTGCAACTTTTGTAGTAACTCTACCACCATTAACACAAACTGAAACTGCATAAACAATAACCTATGTTTGAATTAAGACTGAACAACAAAACTATACTCCTTAACTGGGGTACTTTGGCGATGCGTTTATTTACCACTAAAAACAACACAGATATTAGTGGATATTTTGACCTTATGACAAAGGCTGGGAAGGATATAAATACTTTAGTTTCTTTAGTACATTGTGGCTATGAAGCTGCTTGTATTAAAAGCAATATACCATTAGAATACACAGAAAATGATGTATGCGAATGGATTGATGAAATTGGAGGAGTATTTAAAACTGAAGGTCAGCTAGTTGACTTCATTAAATTTATAGTTGATAAAACAATTTTAAATGTATCTAATGAAGTAAAAGAAGAAAAAAAAAAGCCTAATAAAGCTAAGTTGGGATGATGTCTTAGTTAAGGCTGCTGAATGTGGGGTAAAACCTAATGAGTTTTGGGATATTACTTGGAAGGACTTTTCAATTATCGTTTTAGGTAATGAAAGGAAAGAATTAAATCAATGGGCAAGGACTAGAAACCTTGCCTATATTATATACCTAAGTAATAGTGCTGAAAAATCGCCTAAATCATTAAAAGCATTTTGGCATATACCAGCGATTGATGATTTAGAAATAGAAGAAGAAAAAGAATTGTTAACAGATGAACAATTAGCAAGGACATTAAAATTGTATGGAGTAAATTAAAATAAGATGGCAGATAATATTGGTTTTAATGTAAAAGTTGGAATGGATGTTGCAGAGATACAATCTGAACTGCAAAAAGCCGAAAACCAACTTAGACAATTTCAGGCACAATTAAAAAAGTCTACCAATACTATTGAGATTAATATGCTCAATACTGAAATTAAGGCTTTAAATTCTCAAATATCAGCTTACGGAAATGCATTACAAAAAGTAGGTAAACCAGTTGGTGATGCTTCTCAATCTCTTATAAATTTCTCTAGAATTGCTCAGGATGCTCCATTTGGTATGATGGGTATTGCGAATAACTTAAACCCTATGGTTGAGTCATTCCAAAGATTAGCTGCTACTGAAGGTGGCACTAAGAAAGCATTACTGGCAATGGTTAGTGGTCTTACAGGTCCAGCAGGTATAGGTGTAGCTATTGGTTTATTATCTGCATTACTTTCTACATATAGCAAAGAAATAGGAAACTTCTTTAAAGGAGCAGCTGGAGAATTAGAAGATTTTGTAAAAAAGATTAATGAACTTAACGAGGAATTATATAAGATTGCAGCTAAAGCTGAAGCTAGACAAATAAAAGGAGAAGCATTAGTAAGTATTGTAGGTTCTAATGCTGATTTAAAACAAAGAGAAACAGCATTAGCAGAATTAAAGAAATTATATTCAGATAGCGAAGCTATTAAGAAATTAACTATTGATTCTGATAATAGATCAATGATTGCTGCATTAAATAATGCATCTATACAATTTCAAGTAGCAGAAAAGGAAAAAAATAACAATGCAAAATTAGAGGAAGCATTATTAAAAAGAAGGCAACTATTAGTAAAACAAAATGCAGAATTAAACGCTATTACAGGAGATAAAGTAGTAGGGAGAGAAGGGAAACTTGTAACAGTAGCAGAACAACAAGCACCAATTTATGCTAAATATTCTAAAGATTTTCAGCAAGTAGATGCAGATATTGCTAAATTTAAAACTAAAGTTGTAGAATTAAATACAGAATTATCAAAATATGATAAAGCTGGTAATAAGGAAAATAAGATTAGTGAACTTGATAAAGCATTACAAGGATTTAATAAAGATATTTTAGAAGGGGAAAATTTATTAAAAGCAGGTAAATTATTTGCTAAATCAGGAGAAGATTCTTTTGCTTTACATCAATTAAATGCAATAGATAAAGCTATTAAAACAATAGCAGGGATATCTGGTCCAGCAGCAGAAGAAGCAATAGGAAGATTATTACAACAAGAAAATGCTATATATGATAAATATTATAGTGGCAAACCAAAAATAAGTCGTGCTGAATTAGATACTTCAACTGTATTTAAAGATACTTCTTATCGTGCTACTGATAAATATACAGGAGCAGGAGAAAAAACATTAGACCCTAAAAGAACTGCTAATAATATGGTAATGCTTGATAAAGAAGCTAATCGTATTTTTATTCAGGGAGAAACTGAAAAGGAGAAAGAAGTAAGAAAATTATTAAAAAAACAGCAGCAAGAGTATGAAAATTTTGCTGGTACAATTTCAAATAGTGTAACTAATGCATTTATGGGTTTATTTGATGCAATGGAAAAAGGACAAAGTGTTGGAGAAGCATTAGGAGATATGTTTAAGAATATGGTTAAACAACTTGCAGCAGCAGTAATTCAAGCATTGATATTTAAAGCAATTATGAGTGCTTTAACAGGAGGAACAGGTGGTGGTGCAAGTGCTTTAGGAGGTTTAGGTAGTTTTTTTATGGGAGGAGCTACTGAATTTGCATCGGGTGGAATTGTAAGTTCCCCAACATTGGGTTTAGTTGGAGAAGCTGGAACAGAGGCAATAATGCCTTTAAGCAAGTTAAGCAGTTTCTTAAATACTTCTTTTAACGCAGGATCAATGAGTAGTAATTCTACAAGTAATGGTGGTCAATTTGTAATAAGAGGTCAAGACTTATTACTTTCAGTAAATAGAAGTCAAAAGGCATCAAGAATTAAAGGACAATCAATCAGTTTAGGATAATGGCTTACGGATTAAGATATACAATAACTCAAATTTTAAGGAATGGTAATAACCAAGTACTTGAGATTTATGAGAGAGATTATGTTGCTGGAATAGTTAAAACTTATCAGCCAGTATCAATAATAGTTCAGCCTAACTCAAACGAGGAGTATCCATATCCTACAATTATATCTACTCAGGTTAACTTTTCTATATTATTAGAAACGCAAGATGATTACGACCAATTTCCAGATGTACTTAGTCAAGATGATAGAAAGTATTATGTAATACTAAAAGAAAGTACAAACGTAATGTGGAGAGGTTATATGTTTAATGATTATACTCAAATGGGGTTTTCAACAGGTATAACTCAAGCAGACTTTACTTGTATTGATGGAATATCATTTATACAAAATATTCAATATATAAGAGATGATAGTATAAATCAATTAGATACTCAATTAAATGTAATTAGTGCTGGATTAAGATTATTAGAATATCCAGATGTATTGAATTTAGTTGTGGCTTGTTCATATTTTGCAGGTGGAATGAATGATAGACAAGATAGCGTAAGTAATGAGCCATTTAGCCAAATCTATCAGTATAGAAGGGATTTTATTGGTGAGTCTTATTATGAGATTATTGGCAAAATAATGACATCATTTAATTGTAGAATGTTTCAAGCTAATGGAGATTGGTGTATATTTTCAATGAATGAAATGGCTGCATCTACAAATTATTTTACTAAATATGATATTTTATCTACTCCTACAATTACAAGTAGTGGTGTTTTAAATAATACAGTTAATATACTTCCTTATGCAGATGGAAATGTGCATTTTATTAATAATAGTCAAGTAAAGCTATTAAAGAAAGGATTTTATAATATACAAGGAAGGGGTGCTTATGAATCAGCTTTAAATTATTGCGACAATGCAGACTTAAAGTTAAATGCTTTCCCTACTAATACTGCAACTGCGTTTATTTTAGGAGCAACAGGAGATTCAACGGCAACAATAGTTCCAGATACAACAGGTCAATTTGATTCAGTTTCTTTAGTAAGAAATACAAGTGGTTTAGCTAGTATTGAAAATGGTAATTTAGCTGCTCCAAATTATTTCCTTCCTTATATTGGGGAAGTTCCTTTTAGTTTAAGTTTTGAACACGCAACTTCAACAAGTGCTAAATTGCAAATTTCAATGAATACATCATTAGGAGTTGTATATTTAGATACAAATGGGCTATGGCAATCTTCAGTACAAAATTTAACAATAGATGATAATGATGCTACATATTCAACATATACTAAAGATATTCCACCATATTTTGTAACAGGTGTTGCAATATTTGGATATTTAAAGTTTAAAATAGTATGTAATGCATCTGGAGAATCAACAGCATTAAGAAATTTCATTATACAAAGAGGAGATAGTGAAATAAAATTTATTGAAGCAAACTATGTTGCTGATAATACAATTCAATCTACTTTACAAGTATTTGAGCAACCTTATGGAAATAATTATCCTACTAATTATACATATTCATCTAATAAAGGTGTTTTATGTGCTTCAGATGGTACATTCTTAGAGAATTGGTATTCATCTTGTCCTAGTGGCACTCCTTTAGGAGCAATAGATTTAATTGTATTTATGACTTATCAAAACATAAGAAACTTAAATAAGAACGTAGCAACTGTTGAATGTGATTTAGGAGATCATACTAGCGATGTAGGATTTGTCTATTTAGATAAGGTATTTACAACAACAGACACAGTTACAGGTAATTTGTCTTATACTGGTAAGAAATTCATTATGAATAGAATAAGTCAAAATGCTTATGAAAATCAATTAAACTCAGTTCAACTGATTGAGGTAAGTGTAGCTGAAATAGAGGCATTTATCATTCCAAATTACATAACGGATGCTGGTCAACTAGGACCATTTTGGATAGCACAATTTAATATTAATATAGTTTAACTTTGCAATATGGCAGACAAAGTACAGGGTAAAAATATAATGCTTTATTATCACGAACCACCTTCTGAGGCATACCCAGATGGTAGAGATATTGCATTTGCTTGTTCAACAAATTGTTCATTTTCAGTTAATGTTGACCAACTAGAAGTAACTTCTCAAACAAGTGCTTGGTATCGTGAATTTAAGAACGACCTAGCTTCTTGGACTATTAGTTGTGATGGCTTAATAACCTTAGATGGTTACGGCTATCTTTTCTTACTTCAACAGCAACAAGATAGAACTCAAATAGAAGTAAAGTTTGTTATTGATAACGGAGTAGATGGTTTAGTTATTATAAGTGGTAATTGTAATCTAACAAGTTTACAAATAAACGGACCATATAAAGACATAGCTACTTATTCTGTATCATTACAAGGATCAGGTGCTTATGGTTTAACAGGAACAACAATAAATCCTCAAGGTGTGGTAATAGTAGGTGGTGGTGCAGTTTACACTAAAGGAACAACGGCTGCTGGTGGAGAAACTACAATAACTTATTCAGATATGATAGGCAAGTCTTGTCTTTATGTATCAAGAGGTGGTATTGATGTTCAAGCAATTTTATCAAGTGGTACTCCTGTAGATGAGCAAGTTAAGTGGGTAAGTGCAACAGGGGTATTAACATTTAGTAGGGTTTTAGAAAGTGGGGAGTTCGTAAGAAGTCTTTTTCAATAATTTAGTTATAAATTAATAATAATGGCAAATCAAATAGTTGTTTCATCAGGTGC